TTTTGTTTCTTCAAAGCTTGTTTTTGTAACTCACTTTGTAATCTATCGTGTTGAATTATATATGTAACCTGGTTAAACACCTCAATCATCTTTTTTTCAAGGACAAATTGGTGCTTCGTAATATCATTTGAAGTGATTCTGTTGAGGATAACGTACCAGCCGAAGACTTTTTGAAAACTAGATGCCATATCAGATGGCGCATCGTCCAAAGAATTTTGATCTTCGTCCATAGCGATAGCGTCTTGATCGAAGATAATTGGGTATAATCTGAAAATTTGTTTGCGAATTTGATAAAAAAAAACTGAGCAGCAATTATATATTTGACATCTAGGTGCTTTTTAAATAGATCTGCTCTATCATTAAGCGTTTCTATATTGTATTTTTCTATTTTAAAATCGTGTTCTGACTTTTCATCTGTAATTGGTCTGTACATTACTGCTGCCAATATGTGCATTAGATCCAATAATTCTTCTGGTTTCTTGGTAGAGATGGTGTCCATATCCACAAACTCAGCAAAACTTAGTTCTTTCCAAGATGGAAAAAATCCATAATGAACACCATTTAATTCAAATCTATCTTTAAATGGTATGTCTTTAGTTGTTGGTATCAATGACATTACATAGTTAGCTAAATAGTTAACTTCCTGATAATCAGCTTCTACTAAATCTTCTATAGGTGCGTCAGTTACTATGTTAAGTAATTTAGCAGCAAAGTAATCATCACTGAATAAATCTTTTACCTTATAGATCTTAGCATAATTTTCTATGCTAATAAAATCTGGAACATTATATTCCGTGTTGTTTAATTTAAATTTTATCATTATATATATGCCATTGAATACCTACCTGTGGCTTTCAGGTTCTTTATTTCATAATACATTCGCATCATTAATGCATCAGATAAGTCAGGTGATTTACCTAATACTTTCTTCATATCATCTTTTGATCCTACTTGTACTTTATTGTCTTTATCTACGTCTTTTAATTTAACTGCTAATAGTTCCTGTGTCAAGTCATCAATTAAAGATGTGTCTAATAAATTGATTGATATTAAACCCTCTTTAAATAATTCAGATAGTTTTACATAACATTGGCTTTTTAGATTAACAAAGTTTTGATTATGTAATGCTTTTGAATTGTTAACAAAATTGGTTCCTCTAATCTGGTCCGCAACACCTCCGCCTACCCCATCAGAGTCAATAATTACATTAGATGGGTGCACTCCGTATTTCGCTATTAGAGCCTTAATTTCGGACGATAATTCAACGGTTGATAGTTTGGTATAGACGAAGCATTCTAACGCAACCATACCCACCCAAACGATCGCTACGGATCTATCTGATCCAAACCTAGCTACGTCAACTGAGATATACTTTTTATCTTCTGCTTTTGGTGAGTGTTTAAATATTGATCTAGATACATCATCAAAATCAAATAAACTATCTGCTTCTGTCTCATAGTTCCAGTCACCTTCTAATAGACGCTTACGTTGACCAGGTGGTAACGATTTAAGCATTTCTATATATGTTGCTGGTAAGTGTGGATTATCTAACGGTAATGCTGGGACAAATGCTTTATTTGCTTCTAATGATTCTTCAATATATGGTAGATAGAATACTTTCTTTAACCAAACTTGACCTGGGTTACAAGTCATTAATATTTTTGGAATTAAATTAAATTCATTTAATTTAAAACGTATACGTGATTTTAAAATGTTATATGCTAATTGAGGAATTTGTGCAGCCTCATCTACGAATACTGCTGTTAATTCCAAACCACCAAGACTATCATAGTTAGGATCTGATGGTTGATAAGCTAAATCTTTTAAAACTATTTCAGATTTGTTATAAAACGTTATAACATTTGATTGACCATTGTAGGTATAATGCTCACCAGATTTTAATTGCATTGACTGTAACGTCTCAAATAATGTATTGAGTGTGGTTAGTTTTAACTGTTGTAATACAGTACGTCCGATTAAACATCTGATACCATCATATCTTAAACACAATGATGTGATCCATAAACAACCTAACCAGCTTTTGCCGGCACCAGCTGACCCTCCATAAAGCACCTCATTGGTCTTATCGTCAGCTAATAGCTTCCAAGCTATTGATTGTTTCTTAGTTAAATTTATATCTACCATAGTCAAAAACGAAACGTTGCACATTTAAAATGCAAAAAAAATTATTCAGTCACATTGATGTTTATAGCAATTGGTTGTCCATTGCTAGTTATATCCACCTTCTTAACCTCCAGTTGATGTATCTTTGCAATATCAGCCAACACTTCGCGCTCAGTTCTTTTATTATTATCATCGCGACAACGCTTAAGAAGATCATATAACTGATTAAGATGATTCTCAAGTATCTCATCGCTATTTTGTTGAAATCTTTCTTTTAGTCTAGTTCTAGCTTCTTTCCATAGGTTTTCAGCTTGTCTAGGTGTTATGTTAAATTCTTTAGATGCTTTAGATCTAAATTCGTTCCAGGACAAATGTTCATAGAGCATCATCTCATATACTCTAGACATTCTTTGTTCTGATTGTAGTTCGTTTACTTGTGTTTCCTTTGGCATATATACATATATATTTATTTACCCTTTAATACCTCTTAGTTGGTTGTATTTGTGACGTAGCATTCTTTCTGATCTATCACCACAAGAGCCACAACCTTTTGGTAGTTCTTCACCAAAGAGTGATCTATAAACCCAATTGATGAATTTAATATCTTTCTCATTTGGTCTTCCTATCATTAGGTCCAAAGCTAATTTAATGTCATCAGCTGTTGGCTCAATGACAATCTGTATTGGTTCTGGTAATGCTTCTACTGGTTGATCCACTTTCTTTTTGCAGTCTTTACATCCACGTTTTTTCTTAAGAGGATTTGTTAATGCTTCTTCTTTCAGTTGTTCTAATCTTTCTAATTCTGTCATATACTATTTTTTTATTCCACCACCCCATTCATCCATTTCCTGAGCGTGTAATTCATCAGGTGTTTGTGGGATTCGTTTATTTGTTATAATACTTTTTTTATGTGCGTATAATACACCTTGGTAATCTATATCCAGGTGTGGGAATTTGTAATATGTTAATTCATAACCATTATCCTTTAATAGTCGTTCACAGGATACCAGACAAGATAGGTTATGATACTCTATACCAATATGGCGCGTATTAGTCAAATACTCTGGATTTAAGCCATTCAAAAATAGTTCTGACCCTTCTATATCAATCTTTAGAATATCAGGCTTATAATAGCCTAAATAGAGTTCAAACTTTTCTATACGGTCAACATAGTCTTTGATGTTGATAAAGTTCCTTACGTTGAAATTACTCTTGTACCATTGGTATGATTCTTCTGATGGATCTACACCGATTACTAATTTTGCTTTGTTTGTAATCCAGTGCATTGGTGTTGGCATATGTTCATTGTTATTGATACCACATCCTAGATCAAGCACTACCTTATCTTCAATCGGTAGAAAGCCCCAGTGTTCAACAGGGTTCTCTGTGTGTATAATTCCTTTTGCTATCCTTTCCATATTAGTCTTTTAATCGTTGTATTATGTTTATCTTTATTTCTGCTTTGGATTGTTTTATATAGGTTGATACCGATGTTAATGGTATGCCGGTCTTCTTTGATACTTTTGATAGTGATCCTAATGTCATATATAAATCAAATAGTGATTTATGGAACCAGTTTAATTCGCAGTATTGCTCTTCTAATATACACAAAATTTCTTCTCTTTCAAACAATTCTTGTTCTGCTTCCATATGCATAGCCTCTGTCATTTCAACATAGGTGGCTCTTTCTTTCCTTATTTTGTAATAGAATGGTGATGTCTTTGAATACCAGTTTATTCTTAGGATGGCAACAATATAATACTTTATTGTATTGTCTTCGTAATCAGATAGTTTTATTTCATCTTTGTCATAGAGTTGGATGATAACTTCGTGAAGTAATTCTTGGTGTAACTCGTGTCCCCTTGTTATTTTTTTAGCTATATTCAGAAGTTCATAATAGTTCTTCGTTATAAAGCTTTCTACTTTTTTATTCATTAAGTAAGTTTCTTATATCCATAAGGACCTGACACACTTCAAAATTCTCTTCTTCCTCATTGGTTATTATTGA